GCCAATCATTAGCCGCGCCCCCGCCTCAAGATCCTCGAGCGGCTGATGCGAGAGCTTGCCGTAATCCTTGAACTTCTCGGTGCTGAAATAAACGTCGCCCTGCGCCTCATAGGCGTAGCCCTTTTCGATAAGGGTCGAGATTATCTGAATGATGACGTCGATATTCTCGGTAGCCTTCGGATTTATCGTTGCGTGGCGGACATTGAGTCCGTCGGCATCGGTCCAGAACTCTTTTATATAGCGCTCGGAAATCTCGGAGAAATCAACATGCTCCTCGTTTGCGCGTCTGATTATTTTATCGTCGATATCCGTGAAATTCTGAACGAACTTCACATTGTAGCCGCGATATTCGAGATAGCGGCGCAGGATATCGAAGATGCACAGCGGGCGGGCGTTGCCGATGTGGATATAGTTATACACGGTCGGGCCGCAGGCGTACATCTTGATCTCGCCCGGAGTTATCGGGACGAGCTCTTCCTTTTTTCTTGTGAGAGTGTTATAGACTTTCATTTATATCTTCCTTTCAGTCAATTTCCTGTGTGTTTTCCTGCTCCTCAAGCTGTTTTCTCAGCTGGGAGACCTGATGCTCGAGCCTGCAGAGTTCCTGCGCGACCGGGTCGGGTATATGCACCTGGTCGAGATCGTCGACCCTGACTCCGTTGCGGCGAACGATATGAGCCGGAACGCCGACGGCGGTACAGTCTCGGGGAACCGCAACGCCCACCCCCGCGCCCCCGGCCCCCGCCCGCGGCGCCAGCCTCAACCTCTACTCACGGCAAGCCTACGGCGGCGAGGCAACCCTAAACGCATGGTCCCCGTCCGCCGCCTGCATCGCAGGAGTCAAGGCCACCGGCAGCAAGGCGAAAGCCTACGCCACCGCAGCCGACAGCAACGGCGAAGTCGGCATGATCGCCGACATCAGCACCGGATACCTGCATCTCGGCGGCTTCCTCGGCGGCATCGACGGAAGACACACCTTCCTGGGAGCCTGGTGGGAGAACGTAAACGGCACAGCCATGAAATACCACCAATTCACCGTCACGGCCCCCGCACCCGCGAAATACGGCTCATACAAGGCGCTCGCCACCGTGGACCACCGAGGCGACGACTGGGCGCTGATATGGAGCACCGTATCCGACTGCACGGCAAGCGGCTGGCTCATATGGGTATCCACCGGGCCGGCGCAGGTCGTAACCAATGTCAACGCACACTGGAACTACAACACCAGCACCGGCGTCGTCTCCAACCTCTCCATCAACGTAGACAACACCAACCTATTCAACGGCACCAAAAACTACTACCTCAACACCATCGGATTCCTCAAAAAATAGGAGACACCATGCAAATCACCACCATCAACGGCCAACCCACCCTCCTCATAGACCGACCCCTCACCACTGCCGACACCACCCCGCCAGCCGCAGTCACCGACGGAATGACCACCATCACCACCACCCCACCCACACCCGGCATGCGCCACGACGCCATACCACTCGCCGCAATCGCATCATGGCGCACACTCCTCGGCATCGAAAACGACACCGAAGCCGTCGCCGCCATCCTCCACGTCCGCAGCAACGGCGAACCAGACACCGACCCCGACACCGGCGAAAACGCATGGACCAGCGCCTACAACGCCATCGAAACAGCCATCAACGCTCACACCACCACAGCGCTCGCCGACAACACACCCGACGATCAGCTCACCGCCGGACGCAACAAAACGCGCGGACTACTCGGCCTCCCACCCCTACCATCCGCCGCCACAACCATCGCATCCGCCGACGAAACGGACACCCCGACGACCATCGCGCTGCCGGACGGCGTCGAATCAACGGAACTCGGCAACCTCCTCGCAGACCACGCCGACGACATCGCCACCGCAACCGACCGATTCATCGAATCACTCACCCGCACCGACAACGGAAAGGACCACGACTGATGGACGACAAAAACCTCTACCCGGCCATGATCGGCAAACTCCGCGAAATGATCGCCGACAGCACCATACAGATCGCCGCACTGCAAGCCCAGATCGACATACTCGCCAAGGAAAACCAACGACTCACCGACCAACTCAACAAGGACGACGACAATGGCAACGCTTGACAGCTTCCGCGAAGCCACAGGCGAACCCATCCAACTCGACCTCGCCAACGGATACATCGCAGACATCCGCCTCAACGCCGGCGACAACAACGGCCGCACCATCACCGTCGAACTCACCGACAACGGCACCCCCATCACCAGCACCGACGGAATCACCTGCGCGCTCGCCTACAACACCGCGCCCGGCAGCGGGCTGGGCGACCGCGTGAGCATGCCAGCAGTGTTCGGCACCACCACGGCAACGTACCGCGTCGCCGTGCCGCGCAAGGCGTTGCAGCACGCCGGCGCGATCCTCATGGGCATCGAGGTCAGCGTCAACGGCACGAAGACTTGTTCGCGCAACTTCCACGGCATCGTCGAACGAGCCGTGTTCGACGCGACCGCGCCCGACGCGCAGGATCAGATGGGTGTGCTCGACAAGCTCATAGACGACGCGACCACGGCCATCAACAAGGCCGTCAGCGCGGCCGGCGAAGCCAAGGACGCCGCAGACGCGGCACGCACCAGCGTGATCGAATACCGGCAGCTCTCCGACGACTGCAAGGCCAAGATCGCCGCCAGCGCGGCCGCCGGCGTGGTCTTCGCGACCCAATCCGACATAGACACCCAGTACGACACCGTGATCGCGCCGGCATTGTCCGACGCCGAAACGATCCCGCCGCTCACCCAGTCCGACATCGACTGGGCGCTCGACATCATCAACCGATAAACAGGAAGGAGCCATCATGGCGAACGCGCAGAAGGTCATGACCCTCGCCGACACCGCCCAGCTCATCGCCAAGGTCCACAAGAACGCCGCCCAAGGCGTGCGATTCTCCTACGACTCCACCAAGGGCGAATACGGCAACATCGCCGCCTACTTCACCGCCCACACGGACGGCAAGATATACGGCGTGAAATTCCCCAAATACACGTACAGCAACACGCCAACGGGCGTGAAGACCCGAGACAACGCCAACCTGACCATCGAGATCAGCACCAACGACAAGGCCGGCCGCGACGACTACGCCGCGCTGCCTGCCTTCCGCGTGTGGGACGTCAACGCCACCATCGGCGACGACGGCGTGCCCCACGTCACCGCCATCGACGGCATCGACACCCGCTTCAAACGCGACGGCAGCAACGGCGACGTGTACGTCATGACATGCCCCGGCTACTACAAGCTCGAAAGCACGAGCACCCACAACGAATTCCTGTACAGCGACACCCAGTACGACGGTTACGCGCCATTGCCCGGCGTGCTGCTGCCCGACGGCAGCAAACGGCCATGCCTGTTGTTCGCGAAATACGCCGCCTCCCTCGACTCCCAGCAACGCCCCCTGTCCGTCAGCGGCAAGGAGATCGACCGAGAATTCGGCTCCCAGAACCGAGCCATCGACTACGCGCTCAAGAAAGGCAAGGGCTACGCCGGCCGCTGCGCCGGCGACACCTTCTACGTCCAGCTCATGCTCATGCTCAAATACGCCACCAAAAACTCGGACGTGCTCGGCGGCTGCTGGCAGTACACGCCTCAGACCGCCGTCACCAAGGCCGAAACCGGCGTCAAGCGCGTCATCATCGCCACCGGATACGCCAACAACTTCGACGTCGGCAGCACCGTCAACGTCGGCACCGACAAGGAACGCAACAACACCGGCAACTACAGCGCCGCCCGGGCACGCACCATCCTGAGCAAGACCGCCATCGACGCCAGCAACACCGCCCTCAACCTCGACGGCGACGCCATCACCACGACCACCGCATGCTTCGTCAACAGCATGCCGTGGAAGACCGGGGCCACCGACAAGCTGCTCGGCACCGACGGCCGCCCATCCACCGCGTCCGCCGCCAACCACCAACCCATCCGCCTACAGGGCATCGAACTGTTCAACGGCATCTACGAAAGCGACGCCGACCTCATCGCCAACGACAGCCTCGGCCGCATCGAACTCTACCGCGTGTTCGACATCACCAAGGCATCCAAGACCTCGACGGCGAACTACACCAAGATCGGCGAATTCACCGCACGCGACAAGACCACGAACGACTCATGGCGCTACGCCGAGGACTTCACCCTGTCCAACGGCGTCATCATCCCCACGGGCCTGAACGCGACGAGCACCACCGGCATGTGCGACGCCATCGGAGCCAACCCGCTCACATCCCAAGGCCTCCGACAGGCGCGGCGCTTCGGCTGCCTCTGGGGTGGGGCTGCCTGCGGCGCTTTCGCCGCGACCCTCGGGAGCGCCCTCGCGGATCGCTGGTGGAACTTCGGGGGCCGCCTGTCTGCGCTCGGTCGCACGAAGGCGTAGCCGCAGTGCGATGGGGGGTGAAGCGAAGCGAGGGGGCGAAAGCCCCCTTTCTACGTTTCGCAACTCTTTGGGATTTGTGGCGGTACGCCTCCGACGTCCGTGCGTGGTGCAGCGCTTCGGCAACCTCTGGGATGGGGCTGCCTGCGGCGCTTTCGCCGCGAACCTCAGGAACGACCTCGCGAATCGCAGGTGGAACATCGGGGGCCGCATATCAGGAACCTGTCAACGCATATACGCCATTACGCCACAACTACCCTCCACGCCAGCCAGTGAGAGGGCAAGCCACGGCCCAGCCGAAAATCAAACCGAGCACCCGGCCGGTAGGCGAACCCATCCAGCACCGTCGAACGCCGGCATAGTCCAGATAGGAAACGCTCTGAAAACCCATTGCAAGCACACCCGCTGCGCCACGCCCATGTTCGTCCGCAGGGCGATCGATCACTACCTCAAGGGCAAACGGTCCCGCCGCGACGTGACCCGCTTCCTCGAAACCCACCCCGACCTCGACCGGCTCGCCGAACGGATCGCCGACGAGATACGCGAAGGCCGATACCGCGACACCAGGATCACGTACTTCAACCGCGTCGAACCGATCAGCGGCAAACACCGCGTCATCGGCCGCGAATCGGTACGCCACCAAATCTACGACCATGTGGCCGTCATGGCCCTCCAGCCGTTGTTCGACGCGAAGGTGGGCCGATGGCAGACCGCCAGCATCCCCAATCGCGGCACCATCGACGCCCGCCGCGCGATCAAACGATGGACACGCGAACGATCCAGCAAATGGTTCGTGAAGCTCGACGTGCGCAAATACTATCCCAGCATCGACCGCCCCACATTGAAGGCGATGCTCACGCGCGACGTCGGCGACCCGATCCTGCTGCGCCTCGTGTTCCACCTCATCGACCGGTACCAAGGCGACAACGGCCTCAACATCGGCAGCTACCTCAGCCAATGGCTCCCCCACTCCCCCCCCACCACACCCCCCCACCCGGTCCAACACCCCCC